GACTCCCTAGGTTTTAATTTGATTATAAATTAGGAATGAAACGAGCTAATCTCATTGGATTATGTACTTTCATACCTAGGGTACAAGCACGTACCACTTCGTATCCATCAACTTTACTTACAGTCATACCTGGTTTAGTACCACCATTGTTCGGAGAGAACGGGTCACGTAATCCTGGGATGTACTTGTAAATGTCTTGAGAACCTTTTACAGTTACTTTTTGGATATTAGGTTTACCTTGAGAAGTACCAAAATCTAAAATCATATATTCATATGAACTTAAGATACCACCATCAGGATGTTGAATAGAACACAAACTTGGATCATCTAAGAATGGAATGTGCATTAATTCAATTTCAATACCATTGATAAATGAATATTTCTTGAATTGACCTCCATAACTCATGTTATTTAAAGTTCCACCAATACGAATTTCTTCTCTAGATGGAGCAAATGTTACTGCTTTAGTTTCAACAGCTTTATGGAATTGACGCATACCATACTCACCTGTACCTAATACAAAACGTCTTTGATCTTCTGGTAATTTACCAACAGATAAGCTCATTAAGATTTCACTCAATACATCTACATCAAATGTAGTGTAGTAGTGGATATTAGATGGAGAGATTTGATCTAGCAAACCATAACCTGCTTTAATTTCGTAACCTGACTCATCTTTCATATTGTAAGCTCCTTGAGAGTTCTTCAAAGATTTACCATACAATTGAGCCATTGATTTCATACGTTTCCATGATACCATGAAGTCGTAATCTAATTTACCTAACCAAGTAGTATGACGCTTACCTTGTGCATCAACAAAGAAGAATCCAAGTGGAGCATTTTCTTTTTGATCAATCATATCTCCAGGTACCATGTACTCTGAACGCATGAATGAACATCTGTTTTGCATCCTGAATGGAGAGCTAAATGTTAATGAACTAGAACCTCTTTGTGATAAGGTTTGACCAGCAAGAGCATACATTTTAACAAAACGTACACCATTAGCTAATTCAGCAACTGGTACATACAAGTTAGAATCACCTGATACCAAAGATACTTCATAGCACCAGTTAGCACCATTAGGTCTAGGATCAGACATTACACGCATTTGATAAGTTTCTTTAGCATAGCTAGCTGGAGCAATCACATCAGAGAATTCGAAAATTCTATCAGGAAATTCCAAGTAGAAACTTGTGTTACCTACACCTGGTGTAGCACCTTGTGCAGTTAAAGCAACATCCGTGTAGTATTGCAACAATGGGATGTTCTTAAATGGTGATTGTGAATTTAACATCCACTCAAAAGGAGCATCACGCTCAATTTCCATAGTATCAAATTGTTCCATAAATCTATCAAAATCTAAACCAAGGTTTACATCATAGATATTAGAGATTAATTCAGACACCATAAGGGGTTGTTCACCATACATAGCTCCAATGTGATTCTTAGTGGTAAGACCACTCCAATCTTTAGGAGAAAATTTTTGTAAAGGACTAATAATTTGACTCATTAAATTTTATTTTATATTGTTAAGGTTAATTTATTTTTTATATACAGTCTTTAATGCATCAAAGATATCTGTGTTTTCTTCAGATGATCTAGAACTAGAGTTAGATTTATTGATTCTACTTTTCAAATCTTCTTCTAATTGCCTTTCTAGTTTATTTAAGACTTTAGTTTCACTCTTCTTCATTATCACATCAAACTTAGGATTCTCATCAAATAGCCCCATCTTTGCGTAGTAATTTAATTTTAATTCAAAATCTAGTGGGTTCTTTTCTCTTAATAACATTATCTCTGAGTAAGATACTCCATCTCTAGTTTCTGCTGGTTTAGTAATCATGTTGAATAACTCTTTCTTAGTTTTATCATCAATCTTTACACCAGGTATGATCTCTTTAACTTCATTAATAGTGCTATTTAATTTATTAACACTTTCAACATAAGCTTTTTGATTTTCTAACGCTCTTCTTTTTGTTTCTAGTTGAACACTTTCTAATCTTTTACTTTCAGCTTCTTTAAGTTCAACTAAAGCTTCTTTAGCTTCTTCTTCTAGCTCATCAAGATCTTCAGATTTACTAATCATCTTTTCAATCTTAGATTCGGTAAATCCTTTTCCTTGATAAAAGTTTCTTACTAAGTTTTTTTGAAGGTCAATATTATCTTGTAATGATTCATCAGTAATAGAGTCTAATCTAATTTGATCTGACTTAATTTGTAGCAACTCATCAAAAGGAACACCTTCTTCGTAGTTAGTAATTAGATCAGAAATCTCTCTAGGAAGACTATCTATCCATTCTTTAACATTGTTATCAGCTACTGATTTAAAGTAGTTAAACAAAGCTTCTTTATCTTCAAATGTATCTTCAACAATACCTTCTTCTTTTAATAGCTCTGATAATGTTCTGTAGATATTAGATCCATCTTTAGGTTTCTTAGGATTACTATTATCCTCTTCTAAGTTAGAAGAATCATCTTCATCTTCAATAGTAGTTTCTGATAATTCTTTTTCTAATTCATCTAAAGATATTGCACCATTATCAGCAGGTTTATCTTCGTCTTCTTCTACTTCTTCTTCAGGTTTTTTGCTAGTTTCTTTCTCTAAAGAATCTACACTAACAGCATCTTGATTAACAAGAAAGGACCCTAACCCTTCAAATAAATCGTTTTTTTCTTCACTCATTGTAGTTAATATATTAGTTTATTGTTAATTTCTTGCTATTACTAAAAATAAATTTAGTAATTCTATAGCTTAAGTATTACTTTTTACTTGTTATAAATTCATTTAAACAAGATCCCAGTAAATCTACAAGTTTCTCATCTTCTGATAAGTTTTCATAGCCTATTTTATCTAACCAAGAATGTATTACTTCGTGACATATAGTTTGATCAATATTGTCGGGACTCATTTTATATTCTGGTATAGCCTTCTGATAATATATAACATTTTGATTAGGTTTCCATAATCCTATAGATCCTTTTTTATAAAGTTTCTTTTTAGGTAGGATTTGTATAACTTGTCCAAATATTGTATATTGAGTAATCATTTTTATTTAGCTTTAGTTCTACCTTTTAAATTTATACGAGCAATCTTCTCATCATTAATCATATTATCATAATCTCTATCTATCTCTTTCTGCTTCATCTCTTTTTCAGTTTTAAGCTTCTCTCTTTCTAAAGATAATTTAGATTGCTCAATTCTTTCTTTAGCTGCTACCTCATGTCTTTTAATAGATTCTTTAGAGTACATTTCTTGTTGCTTTAAAGCTTGTTCTCCAACAGCTGCTATATCTAATGGGTTAGGACCCTCATCTAAACTATAAGCCTTCATAGTTTCAACTTGTATTTTAACCTCACGGTCTAGTTGATTATCTAAAGCTTCTTGGTCTAGCTTAGCGTACTCTAAATCCATTTTAGCTTGTAGCTCTTGTTGTTTAGCTTGTAATGTAGCTTGTACTTGTTTTTGATTAGCTTCGTATTCAGCTTGTTGTTGTTGACTAGCTTCATCTTTAGTTTGAGCTATAGACTTTTCTATCTTTCTTCTAATAGAAGCTAAAGATTGATTAGAATAAATATCCATTAATTGGATAAGACTTACTTGACCAGTTTGTAAACCAATCTCAGTAGCTTGTCTTAACATATCAATAGCTCTTTGATCTTCCATAGCATCTCTAATGAATAAGTCATACTCACACTCATTAATTAGCTCTCCATCTAGTTTAAAGATTTGAGTAGTATAATCATCTTCTATATATTGAATAGTTTTATTATCATTTCTTAAACAGTATTTAGCTGTTTCTAATAATGCTGCTAAAACTCTTACTTTTGTATTGTCATGTATTTTAAAGTACCACTCTGTAATATTAGAACTAGCTAATTTATTTTCTTGTGTTACTCCTAAGCCTTGATCACTTGTAGTTCTCTGGCCTCTTCTTTCTGCAGTAATACCTGTGATTAAATCTAGCTCTCCTTTAATGTACTCAAGCATCTGTATATGTTGTTGAATATAGTTACCCATATCCATATCTAATACAGCTTGATTGCTATTCATATTACCAGCAAGTTTACCAGTAGCAGCACCTTTATTAGCCTCTCTAAAACTATCAGTTACAGCAAGGTTCATTTCTCGCATATAATATAACCACTTATCAGGCTCCCATCCAGCAGGTATCTTAGCTAAATCTAAATTAGCTACTTTACCAATGTTTTTAGCAAAAGCTAATTGAGTTCTATGATAAATTACATTATACATGTATTGACTAGACTTCATTAAGTCTACTAAGCTTACAGGTTGGCTACTATTTGTTTTATAGATAGTTCCTATATAACCGCTAGCACAAGTTGAAATGTTGTTTAAACTTCTAAATTGAATAGGTCTTGGTTGAATCTTTATATAGATCTCATTAGCTATCTTAGTACCTTCCCACCATTCTCCAATCCAAAGCCATTTAACTGTTTCTCCTAAATCCTTATTAGCTTTGTAAAATTCACTAACCATAGTTTCTTGAGCTTGTCCTTGTTCATCTAAGTAAGTTAATACTCCAACTTTTCTAAGACTTCTCCAAACTACCTTAACTCTTCTAACATTATTTTGTGAATCAAAAGATAAATAACTATTAGCACTTGTATTAATCTGATTAATGTTAACACTACCAGTTAATCCAAATGGTACAGCAAACGTAGGGTCTTGTAATTCGTAACCTACTGGTCCACCATAAGTACCTTTAGCTTTATACATAGTTTTCTCCCCTAACCAATCAATTTCTGATGGTTTAAGGTAGTCATAGTAGTCATCAATAACCTTACTAATAGGAATATAGTCTTCTTCTATGATAATATCACAATCCTCTACCTTATTAGAGTCAGGAGGTAATAAAAAGTAAGTATTTAATGGGTTACATTTATGTACTATAGGCTCATTGTTAATTATATCTACTCTATATACCTCTTCAGCGCATATTAAAGAGTCTTCAAAGCCTTTAGTAAAGATTTCAGCTATTTTATTCTTTTGTATGTAGTGTTTTAGTAACCTGTTTCCAGATAACTCTCTAACATCTTGCCATTCATAGTTTAAATAGTCTTTCTTTTGTCTAAGTCTTTTCTCTACCTCTTGTTCAAACTTAGCTTGAGCCTCTTGATTTCCTTCAGGAGGTTGTTCAACACCCTCTAATAG